TAATGATCGCTCAAACGCTGTATCTAATACAGCCGTAAACGTTACTAGTTCAACAAATTATGTTCCATACACTGCAAGTTTCAATTATGGCCAAAATGGTGCTGATGAATCTACTGTATCTATTGGGACACTTGCAACTGGTTATGATAAGTTTGCTTCAGTTGAAGAAGTAGAAATTGGTCTAGTTATGCAGGGTAAGGCAAGAGGTGGATCACATGGTGGCCAGCTTGCTAATTATCTAATTGATAATATCGCAGAGCATAGAATTGACTGTGTAGTGTTTGCATCACCAGACAAATCTGATGTTGTAAATAACGTTGGCTTTGAAGCAACCGATGTTGTGGCAATGAGAAACACAATGAGAAGCTCATCTTATGGATTCTTAGATTCTGGTTACAAATATATGTACGATAGATACAATGATGTATATCGTTGGATTCCTCTAAACGGTGATACTGCTGGTCTTACTGCAAGAACTGAAATTACTAATGACGCATGGTGGTCACCAGCTGGTTATAATAGAGGTAATATCAGAAATATCGTAAAACTTGCTTATAATCCTCGTAAATCAGATAGAGATATTCTTTATAAGAAGGGTATCAATCCAGTTGTTACATTCCCTGGCGAAGGAACAATTCTTTATGGAGATAAAACTCTATTAGCTAAGCCAAGTGCATTTGATAGAATTAATGTTCGTCGTCTGTTTATTGTGATTGAAAAAGCAATTTCTAGATCTTCTAAATATACTCTATTTGAATTCAACGATTCATTCACAAGAGCTCAATTTAGAAACCTAGTAACTCCATATCTGAGAGATGTTCAGGGTCGACGTGGTATCACAGACTTCCTTGTAGTATGTGACGATACTAACAATACTGCAGAAGTTATTGATAGAAATGAATTTGTAGCTGATATTTACATTAAGCCAGCAAGAAGCATTAACTTCATCCAACTTAACTTTGTAGCTGTACGCACAGGTATAGCGTTCAGTGAAGTGGTTGGGCAATTTTGATATACCACTTTCGAAAACTTCATATAAATAATCCTAGAGGACTAATTTAACTTTAGGATTATTTAATATGGAAAAATATGGATTTGTATATATTTGGTACGATAGAAAGCACAAAAGATATTATATAGGTTGTAGATGGGGTAATATAAGCGACGGATATATTTGTTCATCTAATTGGATGAGAAATTCTTATAATAGAAGAAAAAAAGATTTCAAAAGAAGAATATTACAAACTAATATTAAAGATCGTAAAAGTGTACTTGTTGAAGAATATAAATGGCTTTCATTAATAAAAAAAGAAGAATTAGGAAAACGCTATTATAATTTACAAAACAATCAATTTGGGCATTGGTCTACAGCAAAAGATAAATTATTAACTGTTGGTGAAAAAATATCTGCTTCTCCATATCGAGCAGAAAGAATACGGGCCAAATTAATTGGAAGAAAAGTAAATGAAGAACAAAAAGAAAAAATTAGAAAAACTTTAATTGGCCGAAAACTTACTGAAGAACACAAACAGAATATAAGAGAAAACCACAATAGAAACTATGATGATCCAGTATTCAAAGAAAATATGTCAAAAGCTGCTAAAAATAGATCTAAACAACACAGAAAAACTCTTTCAAAGAGCTTAAGTCTTTCTAGAACCGGAACTAAATTAATGAAAAATGAAAACGGAATTAAGAAATTCGTTAAACCAAATACAACTGAAGCCAAAACTCTTCTTAATAATGGTTTTGTTTTAGTAAGATAAATAAAATAAAAAAGGAGTACTTTTAAATGGCTTTTAATATTGACGCTTTTAGAGCAAAAGGTCTCGTCCACGGTGGCGCTAGACCTACGCTCTTTGAGATTAGAATGAATTTGCCAGCCCTAGCAGAAGCAAGTGATGAAGTAGAAAAGGTTAGATTCCTAGCACAGTCTGCTACACTACCTGAATCTGCTATATCACAAATTCCAGTAGCTTATTTTGGACGATTTATTAACGTTCATGGAGATAGAACTTTTGATCCTTGGACCATTAGTGTTATCAACGATGAAGACTTTAAAGTTAAGTCTTCAGTAGAAGCTTGGATGAATGGCATGAATTCTCATATCTCAAACAGACGTAATGAGCAGTTTGATTATGAAAATTATAAATCAAATGCTACTGTATATCAGCTTGCAAGATCTGGTAATGGAGCAAATGATATCGACACTGCAATCAAAGCATATACCTTCAGTGGAATGTTTCCGATTAGATTAGATCCTATTGCTCTTGATTGGAATGCTCAGAATCAAATTGAAACTTTCAATGTAACGTTTGCATACGATTATTGGGTTCCTGGAGATGATGAAAATGGTGAAAATGTTGGTAAGTATAACGGAAAAGATGGAACAGCTATTAGTTGGAATCCTACATTAAATACCGATAGTATTTAATCAATATTTTTTTAATTAGAAAAGTGAGATAATATGAAATTTTTAGGCTTTGAAATAAAAAGAGCGTCTGATGATGTAAAAACAGCTCCGTCTATCGTCCCTCATGCGGAAGATGACGGAGCTCTTGCTATTGCTCCAGGTGGAGCTTATGGTACTTATGTTGATATGGATGGTTCTGTTCGAGGAGAAGCTCAGCTTATAGCCCGATATAGAGAAATGGCTTCTCATCCAGAAGTCGATAATGCTATTGATGATATTGTTAATGAAGCAATAGTTCAAGAAGCAAATGAACGACCAGTTACAATAAATTTAGATGATACTTTATTTAGCGATGATATTAGAGATATTATTAGAGCAGAATTTGATGTCATATTAAGCATTCTTAGATTTAATACTTTTGGATATGACACATTTAGAAGATGGTATATTGATGGACGACTATATTTCTTTGTTGTAATAGATCCAGAAAACCCACTAGCAGGAATTAAAGATCTTAGATATGTAGATCCACGAAAAATGAGAAAAATTCGTGAATCGAAAAAGAATAAAGTATCTAGTGAAATACCTGTTCAGGTTATAACATATGAAAAAGAATATTTCATTTATAATGAAAAGGGATTTGGTAAAGCGCAGGGAACTGTAACAAGCACAGCCGGCAGCGGAGTTGAAGGGCTTAAAGTAGCCAAAGACTCTGTTGTTTATGTTACATCTGGTGTATTAGATAAGAATCATACAACTATTGTTTCTCATCTGCACAAAGCAATTAAACCACTTAACCAGTTAAGAGCTCTTGAAGACGCTGTTGTGATTTATCGTATATCACGCGCACCAGAAAGAAGAATTTTTTATATTGATGTTGGCAACCTTCCAAAGATGAAGGCTGAGCAATATCTATCTGATATTATGCTTAAATTTAAAAATAAGCTCGTGTACGACGCAAGTACAGGAGAAGTTCGTGATGATCGCAAGTTCATGTGTTATGCATTAGATACTAAGATTCCTCTCTTAGATGGTAGAACGCTTGAAATTCAAGAACTTATAAAAGAATATAATTCGGGAAAACAAAATTGGGTATACTCTTGCGATCCTATCACTGGAGAATTTGTTCCTGGCCCATTAACCTGGGCTGGTATTACAAAACGAGATAGTGAAGTAGTTAAAGTGACATTTGATAATGGAAAAAGCGTTACTTGTACTCCAGATCATAAATTTCCAGTTTGGAATAAAGGATTTATTGAAGCCAAAGATTTAGCTATTGGTGAGTCTTTAATTCCTGGTTATCGCCGAGAAAAAGAAATAACTAAAGGTGGAGTTAAATACGAACAAATATTTAAAAATGATACTAAAACTTGGGAATTTACTCATAGAGAAGTAGCTAAGTGGAATGCTGAACACTGCATCGACAAAAGTTTAAATCATAATATTAAATATGTAAATCATAATAAATCTATTGTTCATCATGAAAACTTTAATAGATATGATAATTCTCCATATAATTTAGTTATGATGAATCATAAAGATCATCTTGAATATCATAGAGACATACAATCTATACTTTATACTGATGAAATATTAAAAGCAGTAGATGATTGTGCTCAAAATCTTATGAATGTAAAAGACACTATTACAACTGTTAATGATAATGTAAATTTATTAGAATGGATTAATAAAAACATCAATAGACATCCAAAAAACCGCGATGTCGAGAATTTAATTTTTACAAGAAAAGATCTTATAAGAATTTGTATTTTGCAAGGATTTAATGGCTGGAAAGATTATCGCAATGACTATGATAATAGAGAAAAAGAAAACAATGGAAGAGTCAGAAGAAGCGAAACATACAAATTTTCTGCAGAGTGGAAAGAAAAACTAAGTGTTGCTGCAAAACAGAGAAAACCACACTGTAAGACATGGAAAATAAAAAGTCCAGATGGTAATATAGAAATAATTGAAAATCTTAATAAGTATTGCCGTGAAAATTCTCTAAATAGAAACAACATAAAGAGAGATTATGGTTCGCGTGGCTATCATGCAGAACATCTTCACAACCATAAAGTAGTTTCTGTTGAATTTTTAGATGAAACAATGGAAGTTGCCGCTTTAACAATTGATAATAATGAAACATATCATAGTCATCATACTTATCTACTAGATGCTGGTGTATATACGAAAAACACTATGTTAGAAGACTTTTGGTTACCGCGAAGAGAGGGTGGAAGGGGCACAGAAATATCGACCCTTCCAGCAGGACAAAACCTTGGAGAGATGGAAGATGTTAAATACTTCCTTAAGAAACTCTACAAGTCACTTAATGTTCCAGAAGGCCGAATGGAATCTGAGCAATCATTTTCTATTGGTCGTGGAACTGAGATATCAAGAGATGAGATTAAATTTGCTAAGTTTATTAATAGACTAAGAGCAAGATTTTCTGATTTGTTTATATATGCTCTTGAAAAACAGTTGATTCTTAAAAATCATATTACTGTTGAAGAATGGGAAGCCAATTTTCATAATATTCGTATTGATTTTAAACAAGACAATTATTATTCTGAATTAAAAGAAGCTGATATTATGTCTCAAAGACTTTCTACTCTTGAAGGATTACAGCCATGGATGGGTAAAGATGGATTCTTTAGCAGAGCATGGATTCAACAGAATGTATTAAAAATGACTTCTGATGAAATTCAAGCGATGGCTGCAGAACTAGAAGCAGATCAACAGCAAGAAATCGAATCTTATGTTGAAAAGCAAATTCTATACGGGCAGGCAAATCAGAAATTAATTCAAATGGGAGTTATGCCTCCTCCAGAAGATCCAAATGCTGAATCTAAATAAAAGTATAAATATTAAATAAAAGGAAAGTAAAAAATGGAAAAAGAACTAAAAGAACATACTTATAGATTTGAATTAGACCATGGAGACAGCGAACATCAATTTGCGCAAGATGCAAAGAAAAGTGGCCTTAAAGCTACTATTATGAAAACAGCAGGAATTCATCGAGGAACTGGCTTTAATGCTGGGCATCAAAGACATGCTGTAGTTCATCTTTCTCATAAAGATAAAAATAAAGTTGGCAAATTTTTTGCTGATCGCGATCCTGGAAGCAGAAAAGCATATTCTTCTGATAAAGAACATATTAATGATGTTGTTGATACACTTGATTATATGCACTCGGTTACACACAGAAAAGCGATGAAAGAAGATATTGAAGTAAATGAAAATCATCCTGGGCAAGTTGAAGCACCGACTACACCAACTATTGATGCTCCTGTAGGGTTGCCTCCTTTAGCAGATTACAAAGAAGCTATTTCTGCTATGGTAAGTGGCGATCTTAATAAATTCACTGATATTGTTAATGATGCAATGAAGCAAAAAGCACAGATTGCTGTTAATGATGTAGAAATGAAAACGCGAAATGACTTGTTTAATAGTCCAGAAGAATCTGAATCTGAATCAGAAGTAGAAACAAACACAGAAGAAGAGAACGAAGATGCCTAAACATTTAAGAGTTATTGCTCCAAAAAGAAAACATAATGAGTATGAAGGAAATACTCCTGATGAAAAGAAAATGGTAAATCAATTTAAAGCTGGAACTAAGATTCACGATGATCCAGCTAAGAATGGGCCAGATGTATTTTCAGGATCTAAGCAAGCTAAGTCTCATAAACCAGTAGATCCAGGCGATGATGAAGATCGCTATGCAGAATATAATGGCGAAGTCGCTAATGTCGGTGATACACCAGAAAAAACATTAAGTCAGAAAATGAGACAAAAAGACTACTAAATGCTAAGTTTCGAGTCATACATTCAGCTCTTAAATGAAGCAGAACCGATTCCGGCTGAACCAGCTCAGCCGGTCGCCCGGCGTAGAAAATATGCTCGTAGATTTAGTGCTGATAAAACGTCATATCTAGATTTTAAAAAAGATGGAACTCCATATTGGAGAAAGAAATCTGCTCAAAATATAGTGTTCTTTGGTAAGCAACAGGACCACGATGCTCATGACAAATAAAATACATAATAAAGGGAATCCTTCAGCTGGAAGAAAGCCTATAGAGCATGCTAAAATTAAAGATAAACATAAGCACGCTTGGAATCAAATGACTGCTTCTGGCAAAGGATTCATACCATCTAAATTTAAAGACCAAATTAAAGGATTGAATGATGGTGGAACTATTAAATTTAATGATGGTTTAAGAGCTAAAAGAGTTGGTAAACAAGTGTTTTTGAATAAACCAGGAAGTGGAACCAAAAGAGTTATATCTTGGATTAAATTTGATGAAGAAAAATCAATAAATTATAAATATAAAATAAAAGAAAATTCATTAAAGGACTCTGGTATGAGCAAAGAAGAAACAAATGAAGGATATAAAGTAGGCGATTTAGTTAACGTTACTAATCCAAATGCTACTCCAAAGCATAGAATTATCAGTAAAACAAAAACACATTATAATGTAGCACACATTAATGACCCGGATAATGTGAAAGCACTACCAAAAGAGAGAATAGCCAGAGTAAATAAAATTAGATTTGATAAAGCAAGAGCAAATAAACTCGCTATTGAAGAAACAGATCTCACAATAGTAGAACTTAATCTTTCTGATACTGTTCCTAGTAAAAATGTTAAAGACGAGTCTAAAAAAAGATCTAGAGAAGATCGTTCAGTGACTACAAACACAAAAGCTGATAAAGAACCATCAAATCTTAAGAGAATGCAAGATAGATATAAGTCTGAAAAAGCAAAAACTACTGTAAGTGAAACGTTTACAGTTAAACACAAAAAGACGAACACAGTATTAAGCTCACATGATAGTTATTCAGCAGCTAAAGATGCTCATAAAAAACTCGAAGACAGAAGCAAATATGGAATTTATCAGATGAAAAACACTTCTGATAGT